AGTGGTACTCTCTTCTTCAAAGGGTATGTCTGCTGATTCCCGATACTTCTGAACACGTCTAAGGATTGCTTCCTGAGGGTCCTCACGGGGAACATCATCCTTACGGGCATTAGCACGGGTCATGAGACCTGGAGAGTAGTCTAGAATGTCACTCTTCTCTACGTACTGGTTTAGGGTCTTCCTAAAGTCAGGCATATTGTACATTTATTATTTCCTTTAACTTAGGAGGGCGCTGACAATAGCACTAAACTTAGCGGTCCTGTCTTTAGCATCCTGTTGAAACTTAACTGAATCAAGCTCCTTGTCTGCAATCATAAGTCTAGCTAGACGGTCCTGTTCACCCTCAGAGATACCTACAGCAAAGCCCATGATGTCTCGCTCTCTCTGCCAGATATTATCCAAGTTAGTGGATGTCAGGGCATTGATAGTCCGAGCAAGCTCCATGTTAGACTCGTTCTGAGCAGAGGTGTTCAAGGTAGCTAGGTTCTGTCTCCACTGAGCATTAGCTTGAGCGATGACCAAACCATTCTGAGCATTGAACAAGTCTCTCTGCTGTTGTACCTCAGAGTTAAACTGTCTCATAGCGTTGACAGAGTTAACATTGAACTGGTCCATGGCATTACGCTGAGTAGCATTGAACTGAGAAGTCTGACTTTGTAGATTTGAAAAGAACTGCTTTGTCTGGTTTTCACTTGCAGCGTTAAACTGAAGTGCAGCATTCTCCGCAGCTTGATCTGTGAACAGTGCCTGAATGTTCTGTTGTGACTTGAACAAGCTAGTCTGTTGCTCGTTGTTAAGGTTTGTCAGGTCCATCTGCATAAAGTTCTGAGCATTCTGAACAGCAGCCTGCTGACGGTTATTCAGGTTAGCTGCATCCATATTCGCAAGTGCAGCAGCCTCAGCCATAACCATAGCCTGATTGTTATTCAGGTTCTGCAGGTTAGTGGTGTTAGCCATACGGCTGTTCTCCAGAGCGATCTGTTGCTCCGCAGTAAAGTTCATATTAGCTACATCTGCAATACGAGATGCATTCTGTACTCTGGACTGAAACTCTTGGTCAAAGTCTATTTGCAAGAAAGCAGCACGTTGTTGTGCAGCCATCATAGCAGTTTGTTGACGGTTTGACAAGTTCTGTGATTCAAATTGGGCACGAGTTTGTGCATCCAACTGGGCGATAGGGAGTGCAGACTCCATGGTGGCTTGAATGACAGCCTGACCAGCCATGCTAGAGGCACCTAGGCCACGAGCAGAGAGGTTAGCCATAGCAGTCCGCATAGCCCCAGAAGCCCATGCAGGGATGTTACCACCCTCGAACTGTGTCATAAGACCTGCAAGCTGACCCTGTACTGTCGCCTGATCTGTTGGAGTAGCCTCAGCCGCCTGTATCTGACTGTTAAGAGCTTCTACCTTTGCAGCATCTACAGCACTACCAGAGATCAACTCACCAGCTTGGATTTCCCGTTGCATGGGGTTTTCCAACATGATGGCACTGGTCTGTGCCGCCTTAAGATCAGACAAGGATGTACCCTGCTGTTGAGCAGCTTGTACCTGAGCCTGAGTAGACACCTGACCCTGAGCAGCCTGTAGCTTATCTGTCTCCGTAGAGACTTGACCTGCAGCAGCCACTGGGGTAAAGGTTGAAGGGGTAAGGGGTTCAGGCATAGAAGCCTGCTCGACAGAACCCACAGTTGCTGACTCAGCAAAGGGAGCCTGAGGTACAGTCATACCTGCAGTAGGTGCAATGAAGTCTGCCTCCTGAGGAAGGATCATAGATACGGGGGCTTGGATAGGCTGCATAGTCTGGGAGATCAAGCCTCTAGACATAGCTTCTATATCAGCACTGGACAATGGAGTACCTGTCTGAGGTACATTATCCGCAGTCTGAACCCTAGGAGATACCATACCACCCTCAGCCATACCTGTCGTATATGACCGCAACTTAGTAGCAGCCCCAGGGTTGGAGTTGGCGAAGTCTTGAAGACTCTTACGTGTCTTTGGACCACTATAACCAAGAAACTTAGTAGCCATGTCATACATGTTGTCTAGCTTGGTATTAGAGACAGAGCCACCTTTGTTCATACCAACAACCGCTTGAGGTGTCAGATTCTGTTGCTGAGCTTGCTGTTGCTGTTGGCCTTGGTTAGACATACGCTTGAACCCAGGGGGTACATAGGTAGTAGGTTGACCATTAATCTCTGTCACTGTAACTGTCTGCCCCAAGTCATTGCCGTACATCACGGACTGGATCGACTGCTGACCCTGAGATGGCATTGTAAGGTTAGCCATCGTGGTCCCAGTGTACTGAGGTCTGACAGTAATTGTATCAGGTACAGCAGAGAGACCCGCAGTTTGCAGGGGAGAAGAGAACGTCCCAGCCTCAGGTCTTTGAATGTTACTTACTGGTGCAACAGGAACTTGGCCGTAGGTAGGCTTGGTGACAGGGAGAGTTACAGCGTCAGTAACAGTTTGTTGAATAGGGTCTGGAGTAGGAGGTGCTGCGAAGTTACTCTGACCAAAACCCCTAACACTTCCATCTTGATTGAAGCCACTATTAGCCCCAGCTGCAGGTAGCATAGGCTCTTTAAGGGCTAGGTTAGCCCACTGCAGTGAGTTCTCAAAAGTGCCTCCATCCACCCTGTCGGATATATAAGCGTAGTCTTTGGACCGAAGGGTCTTCGTAGTTTTTTGCAGGGAATCTGGTGCAAACATTTCTCGAGCAGATACCAGATTAGAGTTTTTTCCGCTGCTTAGTATTAACGCCCTATTAGCACTACTATCGTTTACAGTAAACCGATAGGGCTGACCTGTTTTAGGGTCAATTTTACCCGCGTATTTTTCTATGTTAGCCGTTGTGGAGTCTAAGTACCCAAAATCTTTTTTAGCTGTCTGAACAGCATTATAGTGAACCGCCAAACCTTCATCAGCGGGTGCACTCTGTAGCTTAGACCCCTTGTAGAAGTCAGATGTACCTGGGGAGTACCCAAAACTATTAAGGAGCTTGCTGGCTTGCACAGGGTCACTAACACCTGCACGAGCGAAAGCTGCATCATACAATACGCTAGAGACACCTGTTGTTTGAGATGCATACAAAACATCCGCAAGGTTCTTAATGTCTGCTTCACTTGCCATCTTTATTCCTCAATATCGTATTAAAAACCATTTAAGGCTTAGTAGGCCAGTCAGCGTCTTCTAGGTCAGGCCAGTTCAAATGCTGAGTAAGGTCCCGTAGTTCTTGACGGTAGGTAGCCCATGCAGCTTGATCTACAGGAGCATCAGCAACCTGTGTCCAGTCACTCTCAGCAAGTAGATTATTACGTTGGTCACGAACCCAGCGTGAAGTTTGCTCTAGGCGTTCTTGCTCACGGACAGCCGGATCGACAAAAGGTTGCCACCAATTATACTTATTAATGTTCTTTAGAATAAAAGCTTCTACCTGTTCAAACGAGGTAAATGGCTCTTGCGTTAAGACATTGCGGCTAGCGAGAAAAAACTCCTGCAAACCATCATCTGATACAACGTGTGATGTTAGGTCATCATTTACGGTAATTCTAGGCATTTGATTCTACACCCAGGTAATAAACTTGAGGTGCGTATCCGGAGAGGCTGGACCCAGCTAAGCCAACGATGTTTGGTATGGTGTTTGTCACGATCTCGATTGTAGCCCCAAAAACAGAAACGGTTCTGGCTGATGAGTCGTTACCCACAAGACCCACAAACTTACGACCTTCTGGTACAGTGTAAAAAATTGAGGTTGAGTTAAAGACGCCACTAATTTGCTTATCTTCTATCTCAGAAACAATAACAGCCTCATTTATAAGTGCCATGTTTTTTATCCTTGTGTTGAAGTCACACCAGACAATCTTAGCGAAAGACCGGCTGCTGATGCGACTGTGTAGGTACGGGCGTCAATAGTGGTTTGATCTGGTGTAGCGGACTTACCCCACAAATTCGGTCCGTTGTAGTTATCGGTTCCAATTTGCCCTAAAAAAGCAGTGGTGTCTTTCTCCATGTCATATGCATAGATGTTTCTGTTGCCAGAGGAATCTAAATAATAAAAGATACTCCCCTCTACATAGTGAGAATTACTAGGTCC